AATGCCTATGGAAAGAGGTCATTATGATACAGGTAGTCGTATAGGTATGTGGACATTTTTTGATAGAACAGGAAATTTATATAAAACAAAAACATATATTNCTGAAAAAGATGAAANTGGAAAAAGTTATATTGAAAAGTCTTATAAATAGTATTAAGAGTCCGTTGCANATATAAGAGGAAATTATGGTAGATGTAAAAAGACAACCAACAAATGTAAATCATTTGACACCGATTGCGTATCGTTTTAATATTCGCAAAATACCGAAAGTTATATATTTCTGTCAATCTGTAAACATTCCGGGAATATCATTTCCTGAAACAATACAAAGAACACCATTCACAAATATCAATGTTCCGGGTGATACATTAGTCTATGAAGATTTAACTATTCGATTTCTTGTTGATGAAGATTTACAAGCCTATAAAGAAATCTTTGATTGGATGAGCGCACTTACTGCACCAAAGGCATTTTCACAATATAAAACGGAAAGAGATACAAATAAAGTATTACGAAGAAGTAGTGGTAATTTATTTTCTTCTGCTGAACTTATGATATTGAATAACAATATGAATCCAAATAAAGAAATTATATTTGATGATGTCTTTCCTGTTAGTTTATCTTCTATCGAATTTGATAGTGGTTCTACACTCGATACATTATCTGCAACTGTTACATTTAAATATACAACATATTCAATTAATAGTGCAAATGCAGCCAGAACTGCTGTAAGTACAACAGGTGCAGCCACTGCCGACTTCTCTAAACAGTAAAACGGTCTTGACAAAATTATAAAAANNGTAGTATAATAGTAATAACTATATTTTTCTCTATGAGACTACAATATGAAAATTGAAGATATTCAAGAACTATGGGATCAAGATTCTCAAATAGATGAAACTGAACTTGCCAAAGAGTCAGTTAAAACCCCAGACATCTATAACAAGTATCTAAAAATCTACGCACAAGAAAAGATGATACTCACCAAATACAATATCGAAAAAAGCAAACTTAAAAAATTTAAATGGGAATACTACACAGGTAAGTCTGATCCAGAAGTATATAAAAAAACGCCCTTTGACCTAAAGATTCTTAAACAAGATATTCCAGTTTACTTGGAAGCAGATGATGAACTTTGTGAACATGAAATGAAAATATCTTATCAATCAGAAAAAGTTGCTATGTTAGAAAAGATTCTCAAGTCATTAGAGACTAGAGGATTTCAAATAAAAAATGCAATTGATTTTGAAAGAATGATGGGAGGACCTATATAATGCATTTAGAATACCCCTATAGTGTACATCATAGTATTATACCAGATAATCTTTGTGATGAGATTATCGAACAAGGTGAAAAGTTAATTAAATGGGATGGCCTAGAAAGAAGATCAGGAATAACGCATGGATTTTTAATGAAAGCAATCAGTTCTATTGTAAATACAGCCAATGAAAATAATGGCTGGAATTATGTAACAGAAAATCATGATAGAATGTATTATCAAAGTATTGGATGGCATCAATATCATAAATGGAGAATGAATAATCAAAGTAAACCTTCTATTAATCCAGAAAAGATGAATAAGATTAGTTTCATGTTGTCTTTAAATCAAGTTGATATTGATTATCATGGTTGTTACTTTGAACTTGCATATGGTGCACCATGGACACAAAACTATTTAAACAGATTTGATGAACTTAAAAAAGGAACACTCATTGTATTTCCCTCGTTTCTTTATTATAGATTTAGTCCCGTTATGGGCGGAGATAGAAAAATTATTTCAGGCAATCTCATAGGGCCTGCATTTGCATAATGGAAAAAATATCTATAGAGAAGATAAACGAAGTGTATGTAAAAGTTCATTCTGAAAAGAATGTTGCATACGAACTAAACGATTACTTTACATTTCGTGTTCCTGGATTTCAGTTTATGCCAGCCTATCGAAATAAAATCTGGGACGGCAACATTCGATTATTCTCTATTACAAATGGACACATCTATTCAGGTCTACTCCCTTACATAGAAAAATACGCAAAAGATAGTGATTGGAAAATAGAATATACAAACTTTCCACCAGCGTGTCTTGAAGGCCGAACTGTTTCTGATATACATTCGTATGTGAAAAATCTAAATCTACCTTTTGAAATTCGTGATTATCAAATGAATGCTGTAGAATATGGCATCATATATCAAAGATGTTTAATCGTATCTCCTACTGCGTCTGGTAAAAGTTTAATCATATATTGTATATTACGATTTCTTTTAGATTTCATACAAGAGAAAGTATTGATTATTGTNCCGACNACATCATTAGTAGAACAGTTNTATTCTGATTTTATAGATTACTCAAAACAAAATGATTGGAATACAGAAGAATATTGCCATAGAATATATGCAGGTCATGCAAAAGAAACAGATAAAAGAGTTATCATTTCTACATGGCAATCTGTTTATCGACTACAAAAAAAGTTCTTTGAGCCATTCGGTGCAGTCTTTGGAGATGAGGCTCACTTCTTCAAAGCAAAATCATTGACTACATTAATGACAAAACTTACTAACTCTGCATATCGTTTTGGTTCTACAGGTACACTTGATGGTACAGAGACACATCAACTTGTGTTAGAAGGATTGTTCGGTGCTGTGTATCGTGCAACTACAACCAAAGAACTAATGGAACAAGAACATATTTCTACTTTAGATATAGAATGTATTGTGTTACAGTATGCAGATGAAATAAAAAAAGAAGTGATTAAATGTAAGTATGCAGAAGAACTAGACTTTCTTGTAAGTTATAAAAAGAGAAATGAATTTATTACTGATCTATCTTTGAATTTAAAAGGAAATACTTTGATATTATATAACTATGTTGAAAAACATGGTCGACCAATGAACGATATGATGAAAACAAAGTTAGAGAATAGTAAAAGAAAACTCTTTTTTGTATATGGTGGGACAGCAACAGAAGCCAGAGAACATATTCGTTTTGTTGCTGAAAAAGAAAAAGATGCAATCATAATCGCATCATATGGAACTTTCTCTACTGGAATTAATATTCGTAATCTTCATAATATAATATTTGCTTCACCATTTAAATCTAAGATAAGAAACTTGCAATCTATTGGTAGAGGATTAAGACTGGGAGATGAAAAGACTAAGGCTAAATTATTTGATATATCTGATAATCTTTCTTGGAAAAGTAAAAAGAATTATACCTTAAATCATTTTTTGAGCAGAGTTGAAACTTACAACAATGAATCGTTTGACTACATAATTCGTAACATAAGCATTTAGCATAATATCTATCATATGCACAACGACATAGTTATGATATCAAAATAATACGATCCTGTCAAGACCAAAAAAGTGAAATATATAAAAAATCAAAACAACTTTTGGCATTGACTAATATTCAATTATAGTGTAATATTAAAAGTATAGTAAAAATTTCTAATATAGGAACTTTCAAGTGGCAAACAATTACATAGATAATAAAGAGTTTTTGAAACATATCAAAAGATATAAAAGAAACAAAAAAGCAGGTATCTCAGATTATCTAGGTAAATGTTTTTTAGATATTGCAACACATCTTTCTTATAAGCCAAACTTTATCAACTACACTTATAAAGAAGAAATGATTAGTGATGGCATAGAAAATTGTCTCATGTATATTAATAACTTCGATCCTAAAAAAATCAAATAACCCTTTCGCATATTTCACACAAATCATATACTACGCATTTCTTAGACGTATTCAAAAAGAAAAGAAACAAACTTATATTAAACATAAGTCTATTGAACATGAAGGTATCTTTGAAGAAGAAATGGATGGCTTTTCTTCACACACAAAAGAATATCTAGAATACGCAAGAGAAGAAATNCATACGTTTGAAGAAAAAATAAGAGAAAAGAAAAGAGTCAAGCCCGTTCAAAAGAAATCTCTTGAAAACTTTATGGAGAAGTAAATGAAAATTGCTCTTATTACCGATCAACATTTCGGTAGTAGAGGTGATAATATATCTATTAACAAATATATGGTTAAGTTTCATGAAGAAGTATTTTTTCCATATCTTGAAGAAAATAATATTGATACTATTATACATCTTGGTGATATCGTTGATCGCAGAAAGTTTATTAACTTTCATACTTTAAATACACTACGAACAAAATTTTTAAATGTATTAGAACAAAAAAGTATTACTATGCATATTCTTGTTGGTAATCACGATACGTTCTATAAAAATACAAATGAAATAAATTCACAGAACGAACTCTTAAATCAATATGGAAATATTTACTCCTACGAAAATGGACAAAATATTACTATTGATGATTTAGATATTGCATTAGTTCCTTGGATTACACCAGAGAACTTTGATATCACAACAGAGTTTATTAAAAACACACAAGCACAAATACTCATGGGTCATTTAGAAATCATTGGCTTTGAATTGATGCCAGGTGTGTTGAGTTATACAGGTTTCGCAAAAGAATACTTCTCTAAATTTGATATGGTCTTGTCTGGTCATTTTCATAGACGTTCTAATGATAGAAACATTTTTTATCTCGGTGCACCTTACGAAATGACATTTGCTGATTATGGTGAGACAAGAGGTTTTCATATATTTGATACAACAACAAGAGAACTAGACTTTATTGAAAATCCATTTAAAATATTTCACAAGATATATTATAATGATGAAATTCAAAAGTATGATGAGTTTGATGCAGAACCGTATCGCAATTGTTATGTAAAAATTATTGTTGCAAAGAAAACAAACCCATATCATTTTGATAAAGTATTAGATAAGTTATATGATGTAGAACTTGCCGATTTATCTACTTGTAGAAGATTTTAACGAATANGAATTTGATGAAGATGAAAAAATAGANATGGCTCAATCTACAGTACAACTTTTATCTGATTATGTTGATGGTTTACAAATACCAGAAACGATAGATTCCAATCGTATCAAAACGATATTGAATCAATTTTATGTGGAGGCATTAGAAATAGAATGAATAAAATGATAGATTCCGAACCCATTGATGTAGATAAAGTAAAAGANATAAAAGAAGGTGAAATTAGAGCCATGTATCCAACTTGTTTAGGTTGGGTTGAATCAAGATTACCTAAAAATGCAATAGATAGATTATGGTCATATGAAGAATCGGCAAAAAAAGATTATCGTTCTAGATTAGCAGGAAATATATCTTCAAGTTTACAATTACAAGATACTGATGATTGGTTTTATCTTAAATTTTTAAGTCCTTTGCAAAACGCATTTGAAAAAGAATTTGAAGCAATAGGCGATGGTGTTCCTACTTCTCATGGTCACCCTTACACATTAGGTTCATTTTGGATAAACTATCAAAAACAACATGAATTTAATCCACCACATATACACATGGGCGTATATTCATTTACAATATGGTTAAAAATACCTACTGATTTTAGAGAACAA